AGTAATGTCTGTTATGTTAAAAGTTGTACCACCTTGAACGTAGGTAGCATTTAGGTTTGCCGCAGTTTCAACTCTTACAGGTTCGTGAATATGCAATCCAGTAGTAACTTGGTTGTCAACATACTGTTTAGTAGCCGCTTGTAAAGCTGTTGTTGGGTTGGCGTCTAAAAGAACTGTTGAGCCAAATGTTGCTGCGCCTGTAATATCTAACGCACCACCAACTGTTAAATCTGCGTCTGTAGTAACACTTCTATCTGTGCCAGAAATACGTACGGCTTCATCAGTCGTATCCGCACCGCCAGCAAAAAGAACTATATCTTTGCTTGCTGTCTGGTTGCCAATGAAAAAGTGATCGCCATCATGGAATATATAGCCAGAATTTGGCGTAAAGATTGGGTAGTCAATACTTGTGTAATTAGACCCATTAATGCCCATATCTGTGAAGAAATTATCTCCATCAGTCGTATCATCGTTATACGCAACAAAGTCAGAAGATGCGGTTGTACCAGTGTTTTGGTTGAGAAGATAGATTTGAGCAAAAGAGTCAATGTTGCCAATGAACTTACCTAGCTCTGCGGGCAAAGAAGGTATCGTTGTAACACCAGAGCCAACAACAGTAATTGGGCCACCGTTAATTAGCGTCTCGCCGTTTGCTTCTTCATAAATAGCTTTTTCAGCAGGGTATACGCAGAAGACTTCTTTCGTGCCAGCTTGTAAATTTACAGCGCTGCCAGCATTGGACGAGGAAAGAATAGTTGTTCGGCTTAGTGTTGTACCAGAAGACGTGTATGTACCAATACCAACTTCCCAATCGCCCGTGGCTGGGTCAGTAATGGCATAGTACGTTGTATTACCATTGCCAATAGCGGCAAATGATTGGTACCCAGTTGCGGCACCAGCAAGGGTAAGAGTTCCCGTGCCAGTGGTCGTGCTGGTTACTTTAACACGGTCTTTTAATACAAGAGCCATGTGAGACTCCTAAATTTAAGCGATACGAATAATGGCGTTTGATGAATCAGCAGCTGGGAAAATGATTGTGAAATCACCTGCCGTAGAAGTCTTATCACCACCGAAGGCTAGTACAGCAACAGACTTGTCAGCTTGCGTGCTGTTGTAAATTAGCGCGCCATTAGCTGTAATTGTTGCGTTTGACCATGTTGTATCTGCAAAATCCAACCAAGCTGTTGTGCTTGTTGATGTTGGCGCTTGAGAAACAGTCAAAGTGTTACCACCAGCTGAGTAGTTACCTGTTGAGGGTACTTCATTAGAGGTAGTGTATGCAGTAGTTGACGCATCTAAAGTTGCTGAGCTTGTATACAAAGCAATCTTAAAAGTATCAGCGGTGGTGGCTGCACGTATTACACCTGTGCCAAAGTTGTGTGTTCCAGTAAGGATTTGCACCTTAAAGGAAGTTGTCATTGCTTGTGAAATTGCCATTTTTGGCTCCTTATTCGTTCAAAAGTTTAATTAATTCCGGATGACCAGCTTGAGTCAATCGGTTTGCTAAAGTAGTCCTATCAGACTGGATTGCTTCTTTCATGTAACGCACCAATACGTGACGGATGTGTTCTCTGAAAGCTTGTGCCTGGTCTCGAATCACTGGGTGAGTTTCATTACCAATAGAAATAATTTTATCAAGCGCTCTTTCAGCTATCTCTTCAGGAGAAAAGCCACGTCCACTGGTGGTTTGAATTACCACGCCGCCTTCTAATATTGTGCTTTCTACGCTACTCATCTAACTTGATCCCTAACTTGACCACTACGGTAAGCATCGCGACGGTTTTTGCCGTCAGCCAATTGTTTCAATAAAGTCATTGCTTCGTTGTAACGTTTCTCGTAATTAGCAATTACATCTGGCTCTGACTTCATAAACGAAGCCGCCTCTAATAATGATCCGTACAACAATGCTGATTCAAAATTATCACCCAACCAACTTGTACCAGCGGTAACAATTGATTGTGGGTAGTAAAAGTAATGTAATTCTACTGCGTAATTAGCATCAGGAGTAGGGCCTAGAATGAATGTATTCTGGTCAAACTGGGCGTAATACTCAGGCTCGCCATAAAAGGCTGCATCTGTATCTGGAAACGCTTCACGGATAAAGTTCACATCCTTGTTAAGCAAGAACATGTATTCGTTATTTGCATTAATCACAGCCATGCTAAACGTTGCCAACCAATCTGATGGGCATGCAAGGTATTTATTACCAGAGGTGCAATTGCCTGTTACGTTCTTACGAAGAGCAGGTAACTGTACTGAGTTATAAATACGTTCTTCAGCATTTTCAACAAAAGTAGATATCTGGTCAGCAGATGTAAACGATCCAGCCGTAGCTGGAAAGTCGTTCTCCGCATAACCTTTAATGGCTGATGTGAGCTGTGTGTAATTCATTAAGCCATCGGCCCTCTAGCTTTAGTGCCTTTGGTTGCTGCGCCTGTACCACGAATCTTGATTTCGCCGTTCTTGTTAATAGGCTCGCAGTTACCTTTGCTATAGCCACCAACAGACATGTTAACTTTGTCAATGCCGTTACCAGGTTTAACCACCGCATCTTTAGCGTTATTCATCTTTTTACCATCCATAGTATGTGGCTCAGCATATACAGAAGCTGGGCCTACTTCTTTACCGCCTTTTTTCATACTGTAAGCCATGATTAACCTCTCTTTTGAGCGGCAACTTTAGCTAAGCCACGACCCATAGTCTTCATGTCAATGTTGCGTTTACCGCCACCTGAAGTTTTTGTGCCTTTGCCTTTTAAAGCTGCTACTGTTGGGCCGTCATTGCCCAAGTTTGTACCGTCTGTCTTGCCTTTTTTTGCAATACCATCGGCTGCGCGTTTAAATCCCATGATTTACTCCTAAGTAATTGTTACTGTGACTATACCGACTTGTCCTGATGCAATCAAGTCATTTGGTGTTAAAGGTGTATCAAATCCTCTAGCACCACCTACAGGATTCCAGCCCCACTGAAATACTCTACTACCACCAGATGGATCTCCAGTGGCATTAACACTTGGACCTACAGTATCTGTTAACTGCAAACCATTCAAACCAGACTGTAAATAGCTTACGTCAGGGCGCGGCTCTCGAACAGCTTGAGGGTCATTTACTGGGTATAAACCAAGTGATAACTGCGGCTGATCAGGTTCCCAACACTCTGGGCAAACTTTGATACTAACTTGCTGTTGCTTAATTACTAGTTTTCTGAGCTGTTTTAGCTTATAGCGTTGCCCACATCTGTCGCACTCAGCAATTGCAAACTTACCGGATGCAAACTTATTAGGCATAGAAGTTAGCCCTTGGTACAAATCTTACTGATGCTTTCTCACGGTCTTCAGTAGACGCCATTGCCCACTGCTCTTCGTAAGACATCTTCAACATTTCAATACGGCTTGTTGCCTCTGGAATCTTTAGTGACAAGTAATACGCCAATCCAGCAACCATACATGGCAGGAATCTGAATGGGATATCTTGTGTATTAAGACCATTACCAGCGTCCTGAATACGTCTTAAACGCCAATAAACGAATGTATAGTACGGTGCAGCCAAGGTTCCTTGGTCTGGTGAAGGCCAGAGGTTTATCTGTGGGCTGTCTACGCCTGTTGTAGCATCTGTGCCATTTGGACGTCCACCAGCAGGATATTTAGCTCCAGACTGACGATTGACCCAAATTTGAATAGGACGGCCTGTAGCAAGTTTATTTGGGATGGTTGAGTAAGTAGACTCACTAATACGGCTGATGTTAATGTCGGTCTGATTAGGGCCTGTGCCGGTACGAATAACATGGTCAAGAAGGTCAATGGTATCTACAGGAAGGTCATAAGTAATCTTGTTCTGATAAACAGGGAATGATCCTTGCTCAACAGTCCATAGATTAATGCCACGGTTAGCCCATTCAATGGTTAACAGGTTCAATGAACGACGCGCTGTACGCATATCGTAGCCTGAACGTAACTCTGTACCGCATCTCTCAAAAGCCTCTTCTATGAGGTTATTAAGGTCTAGGTTGAACGAACTTGTTCCGCTTGTTGTCATTTAGCTGTCCTTGCTGACTTCTTAAATGCTTCGGCTGTAGGGGCGCCTTTAGTTCCTGGCTTTCTCATTTTCTCACCAGAACCAGCGGCTATGCGTTTTTTCTTCGCATGGATGTTGGCATATAGACCATTAACGGCACCACCTTCAGCATACTGCGTAAAGTCAGTATCATCACGTCTAGCCTTCCTCTTGCCTGAAGGCATCTTAGAAGGGGCTATAGCGCCCATACCACGAGAGGGTCTCATACCATTCTGCCTTTTGTTTTGCCTTTAACAGCACAACCATCTGCACGTTTAGAAGCTGAAGACTTAACTGACCCACCTTTTTTAAAGCCATAATCAGACTCTTTTTCAGTTTCGTAAGAGTTTTTCTTTCTCTCATCTTCTCTGTTTAACAGGCGTGTATCAGCAGCGCTTAGTTTTCCCAAACGAGTATTAGACGGCATATTTAAACGCGACCCGGTAAATGCGCCACCAGTCAAATCTTTTTTAAGTTTTTCAGCAACCGCTTTGCCAGCTTTAACACCTGCACGAACTGGAGCCATAACTAAATCACGGTCTTCCTCGTTTTCTTTGCGGGCGATTTCATCAACTAAATCTTGTGGCAACTTTCCACCTTCAGCATATTTTTTCATTAGCAAGCCCCGCCTTTTTTCATCTTAACCATAGTTGCTCTAGTCTTACCGCGAACTGCGCAACCATCAATAGAACCGCCTGATTTAAGCTTGGTTAGGTTAGTTTTTTTACCGCCATGAAGCTGGTCATCGTGCATTTTGACAGCCTTCTTCACAACTTTTTTGTCCATCTTAACGTCTGAGTGTTTCATGATTAAACAATCCTTCCGCGTGTTTTACCTTTGGTTGCAATGCCGTCACCACGACGTGATGCGGTTGATTTTACTGCTCCGCCAGCTTTATAAGCCTTGGCTTTTACTTTACCGCCACGCTTCATACCTAAACCAAAGTTTGTTGGAGCGGTGCCGTATGATGAATTTGAGTCTTGCTGACCTGGAGTTGAAACAATGTTCACAGCAGGAACTTGTGATGTCTGCTCATTAACAGGGCGAGACATACGCACATCTCCAACTGGAGGTTGCTGGTTTAGTTGCTGAGCTTGCGGCTGGTTAAACGCGCTTGTAACGCCACCTTCGGCAAAACGTTTAGCTTTTTTATCTGCTTTCATGAAATCCTCTCCCACTGATTGTGGTACTTTAACTTGTTTGGCGAACTTTGGCGAGTGTGCCACAGCGCGCATGAAATCTGCTTGTTTTTTACTAGTTGATGGCACTTCGTTGATCCCTTATAAAGTCGTCTAACTTAGCTTCCATACGGTCAATTCTATCTAGCACGCGGTTGATGTCGTTATGCACATCAGCTTTGGTAACATATTCCTTGGCAATTTCTTCACGGGTTCTGTTTAACAAAATCTGAATACGGTTTAACTCTGATGATTTTTCTTTTAAAAAGAAAGCCAGCATACCAACCAATGTCGTAAGGACTAAGTTCCATAACATCATTTCCATCAGACCATCTTCCCTTTAGTCTTGCCACGGACTTCGCATCCACTACCACGAACAGCCCCACCTTCTTTGCAATTCCAAGCCCGTAAAGACTTATTAATGCGTGAGTCTGGATCATTGGCTGTCTTGGCTGAAGTTAACTTCTTCTTCATACCCTTCATACGAGCGCAGAAAGAATCACGGCGTGAGCCACCCTCTGGTTGTGGACGTTTAAGTCCAGGCTTACCAGGGTTAGCAGCATTGTAAGAAGCCCGTCCTTTGGCGTTTAAGCCTCCGGATTCGGACTTACCTTCTTTACGAGTCCAGGCTGGTGACTTAGCCATAGTACACCGTTGCAGTTACAGAAGCGCCACATCCTACAAAAATACCGTTAGGGCAGTAAATGCCTTCTCCTGGGATTAAAACAGGTAAACCAACTGAGCTAAAAGTATCAATTTCTAAAGCAATACTGCTATACGCTGTGACGTTACCACTTGCATCACTAGTTACTAAAGGGTCTACACAAGTAAATGTATCATCACCTGTTACTGTAACTGCGTACGTACCATCCCGTGCTATTCCAGACGTAAAGTCTAAAAACACTCGTTGCCCCGTAACAAAACCATGATTTACTATGGTCACTGTAATTGTAGCGCTAGGGCTTACGCGTGCGTACGTACCAGATGCTTGAACAGTTGGGTCGCATACGGCGGTATTTCTTATTGATACAGTTCCACTTGTCACCGTAATAGCCTTTAATCTTACAGGGCTTTGCGTTACAAGTAGCCCAGTATTTTGTGCGTGGGCAGATTTAACGTCATATTGCATCATAATCTATTCCTATCCGTAAAAAATAGTCGTAGTTACAACGGAACCTGGCAACAAACAAAACAAACCTTCTTGAGCAAGAATGCCTTCGCCTGGGATTAACGTATAGAATGATGTACCTGAAGCACAATCTATTTCAGTCAAAATATTAGGGTACATTGTTACATTACCACTAGTAGTTAAACTTGCTGTAGTTACAGTAAATGTGTTGGTTGATACGTTTGCCACAGTAACGCAATCATCTGTTGCTGTACCACTAGTAAAATCAAGCCCTACTCTATCTCCGTTTGCCAACCCATGATTAGCAATAGTAACTGTGCAAACTGTTGAACCTGGAATATTGTAAGTTCCGCTTAAGGCGCCAGCAGTATCAAGTACAGCCGTATTAAAAACTGTAGATGCGGTAGGGGATGTAATTACACCTTTTAAGCGAACGCGCCCATCGTACGCAAGCGTTGAAGCTGATGCGTGAAACGACTTTACGTCATATTGCATTGCCATAATTACTCCTGTTTAGTTGGCTCAGGCACGTTTTCCAAAATAGTAATACGAATTTTTAAATCCGAATTTTCTTTTGTCAAAATCGCTACTGCGCTCATTGCATGGTCTCTTTGACTCTCCAGAAGCCCAAGCATTGCCTGAACCTCTGGATCTTTATGAGTTAACATTAGACAGTAACAGCTTGCCAGTTGCCAGAAGCATCGGATACAAACAATAGTCCATCAGTAGAATCAATACCTAACGAACCCTTGCCTACACCTGATGCAGCGCCGTCAACAAAATTACCTACTTTAATAACAACAGGAGCAGCGGCAGCATCATCAGCCAAACGAATCTCAGCAGTCTTGTAAGGAATAACACCAGAAGGACCGCCACCGTCAAGAACAGGATCTTGCATCTTTAGGTCAATACCATAATCAAAACCAGAACCGCCTGTGGTTTGAGCCATTGCAACACCAAATGCTGCACGGCAAGTTGTCACACCAGAGTCACCAGCCATGAACGCCATAACAGCGGCATCACCAGACAAGGTATTGGTATTGATGATACCCATTACACCAGCCATTAGGCCGTTGTTAGAGTAGGTACCGATTACCGCAAAGTTACCAACGACACCAGCCATGTGGTTAAAGGTGGTTGAGGGTAGTGTTGCAAACGGAGCACCAGTTTGTGTGCGACCAAACATGCCATAAGCCTCACCAGGAGTTTGGTAAGTACTAGATCCAAAACCAACAGTTGGTTCAACTCTAGAATAGAAACCGTAAGCACCGGTGCCTTGGTTAACTTCGATAACTTCACCAGCATTAACGGTGGTGGGAGTAAGAGGCTGGTTAGAGCTTGCGTCTCCGCCTTTGTAACCAGAGCGCACTGGCCCTGAAAAAGTAGTACGTGCCATAATAAATTTCTCCATACAGAGTTAAGCTTATTAGTCTTGTATGCGTCTGCCGGGGCAGTCTAATAAGCCGGTTCACCCGGTTTCAGTAATCTTACTCTATTTTGTAAAAGTTGCAACTATTTTTAAAACAAAAAAGGGACCCGAAGGCCCCTCTTTCTACACTTGG